TTGGATTTCCCCTTTTTGGGTTGTGTTGCCATTTCTGCGGTTGGCATTAATAACCGCCATAATCGCTTCATAAATTTGTGTGTTTTTGCTTGGGATAGGTGTAAGCCCAGCTTGTAATAACAAATATTTCACCTCTTCGCCTACATCTCGCAAATGAGCCTGCACGTTATTCAACCATTCGGCAGTTACCCGCGTGCCTTGTGTGCCACTGGCTGGGTCGCCATTGTGAAATTCGCCATCTTGGCTATCAATTTTAGGGAGTAAATCTTTCATTTTTTAACCTTTGTATGCAAAATAACAGTAAGTATGAGCGGGTTTTAACTCTTTAAAAAAGGCTTCAATAATGGGATCGCCAAACTCAACTAGTCGCTCACCCGCTAAAGACTGCCCCGCTCGAAAATACACAATATTGTCATCACCATTTAAAACAGAAACTCGCCACATAAAAATCAGGCTTTCTTGCGGTTCGTCTCTAAATTGCACAATATCACCGGGATCAGGCAAATCCTGTTGCAATGGTGAAAATTCTTTAATCTCAATTTGATAGCCAATGCTTTGAGCCAGTTGCATAAAATAGGGGATAGACAACCCACCAATGGCATTAAGCTGCAAAATGACCCGTTTCACTCGCTCAGTGTAGGTCTTTTGGGTATCGGTTTTTATTCCACAAATCCGTTCCCAATCAGCGAGCATTTGCCCCGAAGTTTCAGGGTTAATCACATTTAACACTTCCGTTGCACGCTGTTCTAAACGTTGAAAAACCTTTCCATCAACCTCACATTGGGCTAAAAATTGTTTACCGTTAATATTGTAGGAAACAGGCGGATAGAGCTGAGCAAGGGCGTGTTTGTAATCATTAGCCATTAGTGCATCTCCGACACATTCACGTTCCCCAATCTAAACCACTCAATTTTGTGGGTAACGTCAGCGGTACGATTCGCAGTTGGGGTAATAAATTTGCGATCCACAACACCCACTAAATTATTCACCACTGCCTCGCATTGCGACACAATCAAGCTATCACCGGGGATTAGCGTATTAAAATAATCCGCCAACGCAGTTTGGATAGCCTGTTTAATCTCAAGCAACGTAACGCCACTAAGTTTAACTTGGATGTTAAAATTGATTTTTGTCACATCAGGCTTAACTACTTTGCTCTCTTTAGCGGTAACAGGGCACACATCATCAATATAGGCTTGGACGCGTCTAATCGTCTCATCGCTAGGTACATCATTATCTGCCGTAATGGCAATATCAACCGTCCCCAATCCACGGCGTAAAGGGTAGACATAAGCTGCACTCACCCCATCAACAGATAATGCCCAATTGCGATAATCATATTTATTGCCGCCCGCTGGTGGACGACGGATAAGCTCCAGTAATCGCTCTAACAATGAGGCATCGGTCTCCGCATCGGTTGCACCAATCACCTCATTAAGGATAACGTCTGTTTGCACCCCAACAGGGGCTGCCATAAAGCTGGCTTTTGTGGCGACTTTGATGTTTTGCGTCGCACCTGTAGCAAGTGAGCGTACAGGCACAACAACAGAACCACCATCAGAAATCACCGCACTGTCCGTTGTCTCATAAAAGCGGTTATCTTCCGTTTTTATTTGCAATCCTGCGGGGATCTCCGCATTTTCTTGCCCCGTAATGGTTGCCCCTCGTCCGCTGGCATAGGTGGCATTACGGCGGCGAATGCCTCGCAATCCCGCGTGCTTTTCTAAAAATTCTGTATCGGCGGTATCGGGGAAAAACTGTTTAATCAGCCATTTTTGATGTGCATAAATGCCTTCAGCCACCGCCGCTAAACTTGAGGCACGGGCGTAATTATCACTGTCTACGCTCACATCGGCTTGAGGATCAAGGGCTTGCATATCGCGTAAAATGCTTGCTCTTATCTCATCTAAGGTGGGTACAACAAACATTTTTAAACTCCCTTTAAATTACTTTTACAGGGTGTTTAAAGCGATATGTTTCACCCCGATTATCAATGATTTCAATATGTAAAATTAACCAGCCATTATGTGGTTGCTGGTGCGTTACTTGGATTTGACTTGCTCGCCCATCATCAAGCAAGGGCTGTAAGGCTTCTTCGGCGTATTGTTGGGCGATAAGTCCAACACGCGTTAAGTCTTTTTCACGCTGAATTAAGTGGAGCAGAGAGCCTACACGCCCATCTGCCCACCAAGAGCCTAAAGGAGTGGTTAGTCTGATATACGCCGCATTAGCGAGCGTACTGATTGTCTTACTTGTATAGTCCCCAGTAAGCGGGCTTAACTCTCTGTCCATGCTGACAAAGATACTTAAAACAGACATAAAAAAAGCGGTGATGGAGTTCCACACCGCTTTTTATTGTTGTAAATAGATTTATTGTGGTGAGCCGGTATTGCCGCCACTATCCCCTCTGTGAGTATGATTAACCAAAGACTTGCCGCTTGCGTTAACATCGCCATCAGTCGTAATGTTACCACCGATTTGCGTCACATCACCGTTAAAGGTTGCCCCGCTGCCACCTTGCACCGCCATACCACCGTTGCCATTAATTTTCCCTTGAGCGGTTAAAACTTGCGTGGTCTCTAACTTTGGCGTATCAAAATTTGCCCCCCTGAGTGGCATTTACTTGATAGGTTTTGCAATTAAGTACAAAATTATCACAATCCACCTCAATTAACCGTCCATTTTTTAGCATAATGGTTGAGCCGCTTTGGTCGTAGATAGCCACCTCGCCATCTTGTAAATTTTTGACCCGAAACGCCCCATTTTCCGTGGCAATGACGATCCCGTGTGAGGTTTGCCCACCAATGGGGATAATCACCGCTTGCGTCCCTGCAGGTGGCACGGAGGTAAAGCCAAAATGTTGCATTAGCTCCACATCTTGCAAGGTCTCATCCGCCAATCCTGACACTTGTGTTTTTTGGATATTGTCCGTACTTTTAACTAAATTAAGCATACCGCGAAAAGCCTGACGCACGCCATTTAATGTCGTTTGTGCGGTTTGTTGTATTGCTTGACTAAATCGACGCATTATTTACCCCTAACTATCTCCCATTTACCATCACCTGTTGTTGCCATTAACGGCCCATTTTTACCTTTTTTGCCTTTTCGTTTACGGGCTTTATTGGCTTTGGCAACATAGGCGTCAGGCGTCCACACGCCATCTTGCTTTAATCGGAGTTCTGTTTGCGTCCCGCCCGAGCGAGAAAGGGTAAAACGTCGCCCCATCAGAAAAAAAATGGCGTCAATATCATATTCTTCACAAATTACATGTATCCGTTGCCCTGGCATCCATAATTGCCCTGATTGGGTTTTATGGTCTGGCACAGTAATGGTCAAAGTAAAGCCCTCTAAAATACTGTCTGAAATATATTTTTTCGCCCATTTTTTGAGTGCTTCAAGGTTTTCGACATCTGGCACCACCACGGTTTTGGGCTTATACGCCGTCATTGCCTCATTTTTGTAAACCCATTTTAAATCGTTTTTATTGTCATCGCCCGAACGACCGTGCCGTTGAGCCAAAAAGGTAATCTCACTAAATTGCTGTGATACATCATAGGTCAACTCTGCACGCTCAAAATTATTACGCTTGCCGTCTTTTAGACAACATAAGGTCGCCACTGGGGGCGTCGAGTAATCCGCCCCACCGACAATCAACGTGCCTTTAGGGTCAAACCATAAATGTAAACCCGCAGAATTAGCACAACGGATAGCCGCCTGCCAAGCTGTTTCGCCTATCTCAATATCTACCTTGTCTAAAGTCGGGTTATTTTCGGCGTTAAGCTCAACCTTTGTAATCCCCAAAGGATTAACAATTTTTTGCACTGCCTCAAGCACCGTTAGCCCTTTCACATTGGTTATCGGGGCAGAGCAATCCACTAAAATGCTGGCTTTATCTCGCCCATTTAGGCTAAAAGTGCGGTTCGTTTTGCTAATCCCGTGCTGGGTGGTGTCCACAATGCCCGTCAGCACCACCTCACCATTGATCCGCACTTTTACTTCTTGCCCCGAAAAATCGGGTAAGTGGGTATGTTCTGAAGCCACGCCGATTTCAAAACGAAAGGCATCCGCAGGGATTAAAAAATCACTGTCAATGTCATAGCTTTTCCAGTGGTTATGCTGCTGTCCCGCAATTTCAACCACCACATCATTTTCATAAGGATAATTAATTGACATAACTATTTAATAACTCCCCCTGAGCAATAAAATTCGGAAACCTAACTTGTGGGTTTAAGCGTAGCAGTTCATCGGAACGGCGATAATCTCCATAAAACGCATGAGCGATCTGTTGAATAGTGCCATTAAATGGTACAACCCTAACCGTTAATGGTGGTTTACGATTAATCGCCGAAATTGCAAGCTGGGTAAAATGATGGGATAAAGCTCGTAATCTCTCCGCAATTTGCTGAGTAGCGGTATAAACCCCAGTATTAGGTGCGGTTGAATTTAGTGCAGAATTTGCTTGCTCTTTTTGGGCTTGATGACGCAATAATTGCAAGGTTGACACAATATGAGTCCTTATAAGGGTTGTAATATAGTCAATCTCTTGCGGCAATAATGTTTCGTCTTCAATAAACCCCGTTGCCAAATGAATTAACGTCGCTGTACAAGTTAATTGCATCAACAAATGCACTGGTTCAATACTTTCAGTTGACAATGACATTGTTAATGATTTTATCCCCTGTTGTTGCGATAAATTCATATTTTTACCTGAAAGTAAATTTTGAGGAATGGCTTGAATTTGCTTTACCGTTCTTATTGTTTCATCAAATTTTGCTTTAGTTGTGAGCTCAGAACGCTGAGCAACTTGGGTTAGCCCTTGCTCTATAATATGTGTAATTGCTTTAGCGGTATGAGAAGATTTTGCTTTAAAATCCATTGCACCAAATGTAGAAGGCAATGAAAAAAAAGTTTTGCCCATATCAAATAAACCACAAAGCTGTTCAAAACAACCTTGCAATGCACCAAAAGCCCCTAATAAACGTGATTTTACATTCATCGCAAAGGCAACCACCTCCATGATTTGAGCAAAAACCGCTAATACCTCATCAATAAAATCTTCCAATTGTGTTAAAAGTTCATCAATTTTAGCCAAAAAAGAAAACTCAAAAACAAAAATCGGCTTGGCAGGTGTACTTTCTACAAAAGTTAAATCTAACGCCACATAATCAATCATTTCCGCATCGTGGCGAAAATTTGCCGAAGTGCAAAGCATATTCGGCAACCGCCCCCGAATAGGGTGGACTAGCACATCTGCCCCTTGTTTTTGTAACGCACTTAAAAACTTCTTGAAATCCGTGTAGTAGCCCTCGCCATAAAACACTGCTTGCATTCGTACCGTAAGAGGGTTTAACCCCAAATCCTCAATATCCGCCCCATTAACAAAAGGGTAGGCGTGATCAATGGTAGCTCGGTTTAACTCATCATCCACCGAAATCACCTCAAAACGCACACCACGATAACTGGCGCGTTGAATAGGCATTGTCCAACCTTTCATTTTTACCCCCAACGTTTTAAATCTTGATAGTGATATTCTGAAGTTTGTTCAGCCACAATTCGCCCATCTAAATCCACCTTAATTTGATTTTGGATCACAAAATTTTGGCTCTCAATGGCTTGTTTTAAGGCATCACTCAAGGTTTGCCCAAATTGCTCAAAGTCAGCTCGGTAATTGGCTAAGTTCGACAAGGCGGGCTCAAGTTTTGCAAGTGTTCCTCCCTCCGCGGTTGGCATTGTCAAACCGATAGGCGAGCTAAGGCCTGCAATGCGAGTAGTGCTTTGATCAGCTTGCTCACTAAAATGAGAAGAAGCAACATAAGGTGATCCTTTACGAATACGAAATGAATTTGCCTGCTCTTTCTGATAATAGGCATTTCGTTCTTCAATTTGAGCCCGAACCTCTTCCGAAATATCACCTTTTTCTAAACGGCTATTGAGATAAGCCATATAAGACTTTTCTACACTTTTACGGGTAAAATACGCACCAAGTGAATTACCTGTGTTATAAAGTGCGTCTTGTAATTTTGCTTCTTCTCTAGATTGGTTAATTTGTTGCATTAACGCTTGTTTTTCTTCCTCTGTGGCTGTTCCTGAACGTACTTTATGTTGTAAATCAAGAAGTTGTTGAGATTTACCATCTAATTCAGGTGATGTAGTTAAGCTTGCGATTGTGCCAACAACGCCCACTTTACCTACCGCTTTTAAAAGGGGGACAACACCTAAACCTGCTCCCGTCGCCGCACCAGCGCCTGCTCGCCCCAAACCGCCAGATAATCCTTTTCCTAACGCCCAGCCACCAAAACCATAGCCCACTGCTGATTTTCCCACATCCATTGCTAAGCCTAAATTACCCACCATTTGCCCGTTGCCGTTTTGATGTGCAGAAATCACTTCGTCATTAATTTTACGTTCAATACTATTTAACCAGCCGCTGACTTCGCCTTGACTAAATTTATTTAAGGAATTGGCTAGCTCTTCTTTAGCTAGATCCGTTCCTGCAAGCACCTTAACGGATTTATCCATATTTTCGCCCAATTTATCATCGGCTAAATTTGCTTGATATTTATCCATTTCTTGTTTAGTTGTTACCGCATTAAACCCTGCTTTTGCTTGCACATCAGGCAACAACTTACCAAGCACAGCCCCTTTCTTTAAGTCCATTTGGGCTTTGATCATCTCCTTCTTCTGCTTATCTTTGGTTTGTAGCAGTTTTTGCTGTAATTTCACATATTCCTGATCGTTTTTAAGCAACGTTTCAGCAATACTTACCATTACCTGTGAAGCATTTTTCCCACTGGCTAAACCACGCTGATAGGATTTTTCTAAATCAATGCCTTGCAAACCTTTTTTATTGGAAATATCCACTTTTTTTAACCGTTGTGCGGTATCGACACTATTTAATTTATTCAAATAGTTGGCAACATTATTGGCAGCAATATCATTTGACCCCGCTTGATTAGCTGCCACCTGTGTCATTGAAAGTAAATATTTGTAATCTTCTAAACCGTGAAAGCCCGCATTTTTAGAAATAGAAAGCAAATTAGGTAGGTGTTGGATCATATCAGATACCTCAAACTTACCATCGAAACCAGATTGCAAGGTAACTTCTAGTGCTTTTTGCAATTCATCGCCGTTAAATCCATAATCTTTCAACACTTTAAGAAGCGAACCTACTTGATCGCCACTTGCCTGTCCCGAAATCATCATCTTTTGAGCCATATCTAAAGAAGACTCCGCTTGCTCAAAAGATAGACCATTTTTAATCATTCCATCTAACGCGGATAACGCCATATCCGTTGTACCACCACCAACGGATTTTGTAGTTTCATACACCGCTTTATTTACTCGCGCAACGCCCGTTGTCTTAATATAATCTGCATCTTGTTCGTTGAAAGCTGTTAATGCGACTTGAGCAACATTGTGATCCCACTGTTTTTTATTATCCATTGCTGGCTTTAATGTGCTGGCTACACCATAAATCGCTCCACCAATCGCCATTGTTTTTTCAACAAAATTCCCAATCCGTTGCCCTGTCGGCACTTTGCCCATTTCCGCATTAAGCTGGGCAATTTTTTGTTTCGCTGCCACTGCTGCTCGGGCAATCTCACGGCTTGATGCGGTGCCACTGGCTTTTAAGCGTTGGTAAGCAGCAATAGTTTGATTGATCTCGCGTTGGATCGCATTTTCACTGCGTACGCCTAAACTTTGTCGTGCGCTCGCCACGACACGAGCAGCTTGTTGAGCTTTGCGATAAGATTGCTCGGTAATTTGCGCTGTACGCTTTACGGTTTCTTGTTGCTTCTGTCCGCTACGCACCGCCTGATTTTCAATATCCTTATTGGCTTTGTTGATGTTACTGCGTAGCTTATCCATCACACGGCTTGCATAATCTTGCGCTTTAAGTTGCAAGGAGAGTTTCATATTTGCCATTTTTAAACCCTAATTAAATTGATTTTAAACCCACAAAAAAAGGGGCTTACGCCCCATCTTGTTTTTTACGGCGTACAAGATTGTAATGCACTGTATCGCCTTTGCTTATGCCGCTCGCTTGCGGTTTTGCCCCTTGAGATTGCAACAGACTTTCCACCCAAGCCGACACTTCTAAATGGCTCATTTCCCGCACCTGCTGGGGTGTAAAGCCTAATTTCGCTAAAAAAATCACCGCACTTCGATAATGTTGCTCTGCCGCCTTTAAGTCATAGCAGTTGGGGCGTGGCTGTTTTCTTGGCTTAGGCTCTCCCCAGCGGAGATATGCTTTTTTCGCAATGCCAAAATAGCCTCATTAATCAACACATAATCATCGGTGGCAAGATTATCCAGCAAATAGTGTGGGGTAATCTGCGTGTTATCTACGCCCACAAATTCCACTTGCTGGATAAGATAAGCCAAATCCATCAACATTTTTTCTGCTTGGCTTAATGGCTTATCCTCTTTTTGCACAATACCAAGCTCTGCAATCATCTCAAGGGCATTACACTCATCGCCAAGGGTAAGCAAATGCACTTTAAAATCAAAATAGCACTTGCCGTTTACGGGCAATCCTAATAACAAACGTCCATCCATTATTCATTCACCTCTTTAAGTGCATTCATCTGGATATCAATCACCGCTTCGTTATCTACGGTGTATTTTTCGCCCACTTGGGTGGTGAAACAGCCTAAATAAGAGGTGCGTTTATCTTCTTGATTAAGGGGATAGATAGTGATTTTGGCATCACTAATTTCCGCCCAATCAATTTCAGAACCATCAATTGGGAGGGCTGCGGTTAAACTGATCTCCCAAGTGGCAATCCCTTTGGCAAAGCCTCTAGCACGCCCTTCGGAGTTCATTGTCTTCACCAATTTACGCCCTGTTTGTTTGGTTACGTTTAGATCGGTAATCTCAATCTCTACGCCGTCCACTTCTAACACCGCAGAGCCTGCATATTTTTCAGCCATTACTTACTCCTATAAAATTAAATCAATACGATTTGCCACCACGTGCAAGCCATTCACCACATCTGTTGGGATTTGCGTATCCAGACGGTTTGGATCTTGTCCATTACGCACCACTAACAATTTGTCTTTATGCTCGTCCACATTTTCGATAATTTCCTGATTTTCCAAGCGGTATAAAACATCTAAAATTTCTGACCGCACTTTTGGTGGTGTGCGTTTAGACAGTTTTGAACGCGGAAAACGCAAGGCAACACGCTGTTCAACCGCTTTACGCACATAGTCCATCGTGCGAATGGTAGTTAAATCAAGCCACGCGGGGTCGTCCACATTGGCAGGATTTTTGGTGTAAGTGGTAATCGCCCGCATAATTTGCACCCGATGATTTACCACCGTAATCGGCGTTAGCCCATTAAATAAGGCTTGATTAATCTCGGTTTTTAATGGCGTTTGCGTGGCATCAACAGGGGTTAAGCCTTTCAACTCTAAGGTATTGAGCGGACGGGCTGGGTCTTCTTCGCTGGCAATCACCGCCCCAAAAGCCGCCGCAAGTAAGGCATTGGACTCAACCGCTCCTTTGTACCACGCACAAGTGATACGGTTGGCATTAATTTTGCTCGCATAGGTTGTGCCGGCTGCCATCGTGCTACGCCAACCCAGCACCCCAATCGCAGGCTTTTTCTCCGTTGGACTTGCAACAAGCTCAAGATGATTGCGAAGTGCGGTGGCATTTTTATCATCAGCAAACGGCGAGATGATAATGTGATAATGCGAGCCTGCCACACTGGCAAGTGCAGGGGCAATATCGGCATTTTGCGAACCTGACGCAAAGGCACGGGCTTGTGCTGAAATGCCTTGTGCAGTACTTTGTACGCTAAGTTCAATCTCATTGCCAATTTCCCCTTTACATTTTGCTGTCAAAGTTAAGGTTGCCGTACTCACCGATGCCGTAACAGGGCAATATTCACCCGCGTTGATCACCGCACTTAATCGGGTGGCTAAGTCGCTGGCGGTTTCCGATTTTGCCACTGAAATGGCATATTCCACCCCGCCAATCATCGCTTTAATTACGCCCGCACCTGTTGCTGTGCCGTTTAAGGTCAAGCTTCCTGTTGCCGCAACGCCTGAGCTACTATCTTTTAAGCCAATTGCCGTTAAACGGATCATCGGGTTGTTTTGAATGGCAATACGAGCCATTAAATGCCCCCAAGAGCCTGCCCCAAAAGCATTTTTCGCATCAATATCGGAATAAATCGGCACAGGGGCAGAATAAGCCGTATCGCCCCCGACCATTGGAGCAATAATCAATACATTTTGCTCATTAGTTGGTAAGGTACTCACAGCATTTTGAGCGTTATATTCGCTATATACACCCAGCATTCTAAGGCTTGTTGGAATATGCTCAAATTCGATATTAGTATCAGTCATTATTTGCCTCCTGATTTCTTCGGTTACGCGGTTCATTGACCACGATTAAATCCCCGTCATTAATGCGACGTTGATAATAGATACTGTCTTCAACCTCCACTGGCTCTTGCTCAATATAGCGGTAAGGTTGATTTTCCATTGGCACTTTAATGCCAACTGCGGCTTTTACTTTCATTTTTCCTCCATCGCCACCACAAAAGGGTGATCGGCGTTAGTATCTGGGTTGT